ACGACCCCGGGCTGTCCCGGGGACGGGCGCTACTCGGCGCCCGGGCGGGGGCACTCCGCAGACTGCCAGTACCCGCGGGCCTGCTCGAGCCCGACGCCGGCACCGACCGTCGCGCCGACGCCGCCCGCGGTCGCTGAGCTGGTCGCCGCACACCCTGGGTGCGCCGGCAAGGTCGAACAGCTCACGGACGGGGGCGTGTCGTGCGCGGTGGAAGGTCGCCTGTACCTGCTGTACGTCCTGCCCACGGTCGCCGCTGCCGACGACACCGCCGCGTCGCTGCGGACGCTCCACCCGGCGGGGACCGTGGACGTCGCGGGCACACGCGTGTGGGTGACGGAGTGACGGACACGCTGTTCGGGCCGACGCGGCGCCCGTCGCCGGGCCGGTGCCGGCGGGACCTGGACGCGGAAGTGAAGCGCGCGCGCGCCGATGGCGCGGACCTCCAGGTGTCGGTCCTGGCCGCGGCGCGGTCGCTCGCTGACTCGATCGACGCCGTGGCGGAACACATCGCGGCGAAGCGCGCTGCCCGGCAGGAACCGCCCACGGGGCAGCTGATGGCGCACGGTCAGCTCAACCGCGAGTACCGGGAGACCCTGGCGATGCTGCTGGGGGTGAACCATGACCGTGACCCCCTTGACGCGCTCCTCGCGGAGTTCGCCCACGCCGCGTCACCTGACGGAACCGGACCCGCGGGCACGTAACGACGCCGCCGCGGTCGCCCTGGTCGCGCGCACCATGGGCCGCCAGCTGCTGCCCTGGGCAGACCTGTTCGCGCGCATCGCGGGGGAGGCTGACCCGCACGACGCGCGCCGCTACCGGCGCACCCTGGTGGTCGCCCAGGTGCCGCGCCAGGTCGGCAAGACCACGACGGTGCTGGACATAGCCATGGCCCGCTGTCTGGCGCGGCCCGGCTTCCAGGTCGGGTACACGGCGCAGACGGGGCTGGCCGCGGCGGAACGGTTCCGTGACCGGGTGGACGCCATCGCCGGCTCACCGCTGTCGCGGCTGGTGACGCCGCGTATGTCGCGCGGGTCGGAGCGGCTGACGTTCCGGAACGGGTCGGTGCTGCGCGTGTTCCCGCCGCTGCCCGACGCGTTCCGCGGGTTCGCGCTAGACCTGGCCATCGTGGACGAAGCGCAGGAGCATGACGAGACCCGCGGGCGCGAGCTTGACCAGGGCATCATTCCCACCCTATCGACGCGGCCCGCCCGCCAGCTGATCCTGACCGGCACCGCCGGTACCGACGCGTCGGCGTACTTCCGCCGTTACGTGGACCTGGGCCGCGCCGCCGGGTCCAACGTCGGGTACCTGGAGTACGCAGCGGACCCGGACTCAGATTGGACGAACCCTGAGACGTGGCCGACCTTCCATCCGGGCCTAGGGTTCATCACCGACGACGCGGCGCTAGCTGCTGCCCTGGACGCGATGGGCCGCACGTCGTGGGGGCGTGAGTACGCCAACGTATGGCCGCGCCTGGACGCCACGGTGATCCCAACGGACAAGTGGGCCGAGTGCGCCGCCGACCTGCCGATCCCAGACGGGGTGGCGCTCACGGTCGGGTTCGATGTCAACTACGCGCGCACCGCGGGCAGCATCGCGGTCGCCGCGCGCGTCGGGGACCGCATCGCCGTGGAGGTCGTGGACGCCGGGCTGGCGGTCGCGGCGATCCCGGCGCGGCTGGCGCAGCTCGCCGCCCGCTACCGGGCCACGGTCGTGGGTGCGCCGGCGCAGCGCGGCGTGGTCGATGAGCTGAAGGGCCAGGGCGTCGCGGCCAGCGTGCTGACCGGGCAGGCGTACCAGGCGGCCTGCCAGACGTTCTACGACGCCGTGTTGGGCGGCAGGCTGGCGCACCGCTCACAGCCGGACCTGGACGGCGCTGTGGCCGCTGCTGGGCGCTCGCGGGCGGGGGATGCGTGGGCGTGGTCGCACCGCTCCAGCGCGGCGCCGATCGATCCGCTGGTGGCGGCCACGATCGCGGTGGCCGGGGTCGGTACGGCGAAGCCTGCCGCGGACTGGGCGTTCTAGCGTGGCGTGTCGGACTCACGTTATGTCGCCCCAGGTTGACATAATGTGGGCGTGCGGTGGCCCGGACCCTCAGCTGTTGAGCGCGACACGGCCACGTTCGCCACGGTCCTGACTCCTCCGATCAGCTCGCCGGCCCAGGTCGCGGCGTGGCTTCAGGGCTGGGGGTCGGACACCTGGGACACGGGGGACTACGCCAGCGAACCGGTGATCAGCCGGGCCGCGGCGATCACGGTCCCGGCGGTGTCCGCGGGCCGTGATCTGATCGTGTCCACCCTGGCGCCGCTCGAGCTGAAGCTGTCCAAGGGCGACGTGAACCAGCCGCTGCCGTCGCTGCTCCAGCGCCCGGACCCCCGGTACACCCGGTACGAGTGGCTGGCGTGGATCCTGGACGACCTGATTTTTGAGGGTCAGGCCATCTGCCGGATCCGTAACCGCGATTTCTACGGGTTCCCCTCGCACCTGGAGCGCGTGGACCCGTGCGAGCTGGAGCACGTCCACGGTGACGTGTGGCGCGTCGATGAGGAGATCGTGAACGCGTCGGAGCTGATCCGCTTCGGTGCGGGCTCCGATGGGATCCGGTACTCCGGGCGCCGCGTCCTCCGCACCGCGCTGCGGCTGGAGCAGGCCGCGCGCATCGACGCGGAGACCCCGATCCCGCCGCTGGTCCTGGAGAACCAGGGCCCGGACCTGTCCGACCAGCAGAAGGCCGACCTGCTGGACGGATGGCGGAAGGCGCGTCAGGCGACCGGCGGTGGCGTCGGCTACCTGAATCAGTCCCTGAAGGCGACGCAGCTGGGCTGGTCGTCCGCCGATCGGCAGCTGGTGGAGGGCCGCCGGTACGTGGCCGTGGAGGTCGCGCGCCTGCTGGGCCTGGACGCGTCCGACCTGGACGCCGCCATGTCGGGGTCCAGCATCACGTACCAGAACACCGTCAGCCAGGTGCGGAACAGGCTCCAGCGGCTGGCCGGGTACCGGGCCGCCATCGAACAGCGCTTCAGCATGCCGGACCTGACCCCGCGCGGGTACGTGGTCCGCATCGACGTGGACCCGATCAGCACCGATGAGCTGGCGACCCGGTACAGCGCGTACGCCACCGCCGTCGCAGCCGGGTTCCTGACGGTGGACGAGATTCGCGCCCGCGAGGGCCTGGACCCGATGAACGGAGCGACCCCGTGAGGATCACATTCGACGCGCCGCACACGGTGACGTTCGATGAGAACACGCGCACCCTGACCGGTCTGGCGGTGCCGTACGGGCCCGCCGGCAACGGCTGGACGTTCGCGCCCGGAAGCCTGTCGTGGTCGGACACGTCGCGCGTCAAGCTCGCCGTGAACCACGACTACTCCAAGATCGTCGGCGTCGCGACCGACCTGCGGGACACCCCGGACGGCCTGGTCGCATCGTTCAGCCTCCCGCGCACCGCTGCCGCTGACGCGGCCATCGCGGACGTGAAGGCGGGCCTGCTGGACGGCCTGTCCGTGGGCGTCGAGATCACGGACTACACCCCCGGCAACATGGACACCGGGGCCACCGACACCATCACCGCGGCCACGCTGCGGGAAGTGTCGCTCACAGGCGTACCGGCGTTCGATGACGCGCGGGTCACCGCGCTCGCAGCGCAGTACGGAACCACCACCACCAACCAGGAGGACCGCCGCATGGCACCCACCGACCAGGCGGCCCCCGCCGCCACCACGGACGCCCCCGTGTCCGTGGCCATGACGGAGGACGCTCAGACGTTCGCCGTCGCCCCTTCCGCGCCGGCGCCCGCCGACACGGTTCCGTTCCACGCCCCCGCCCGCACCGGGCGCGAGGAGTCCCCGTACGTCTTCGGCGCCAAGGGGGCCTACCTGCGCGACCTGTTCGCGCTGAAGAACGGCACCGCCACCGACCAGCAGCGCGCCGACATGGCCCGCTGGGAGGCGATGAACCAGGACTTCCGCCGCAAGCTCACCAGCTTCGCCGCTGGTGACCCGCTGCTGAAGCCGGGCACCGCCGGCCAGCTCTGGCAGAACGGCTACCGCCCCGACCTGCTCGTCGGTGAGCTGGACCTCGGTCGCCCCATCTGCTCGGTCTTCCAGCGGGTGACCATCGACAACAACAACCCGTTCATGATCCCGACCTTCTCCCAGACGGACGGCGTGGTCGCGGCTCACACCCCCGGCACCGCGGGCACCGACGCCGCCGTCATCACGGTCGGGTCGGTCACCGTCACCCCCTCGGGGTACTCCGGGTTCATCGACGTGGGCCGCGAGCTCATCGACGCCGGGTCCCCGGCCATCGACGCCATGCTGCTGGACAGCATCGCGCTCCACTACCGCAACATCGTGGAGGGCGTCGCGAAGACCGCGCTCGAGACCGCGGGCAACGCCACCGCCGACGCGTCCGCGCCGACGACCGGTGCCACGCTGCTCACCACGCTGCTTCAGCACCAGTCCACGATCGTCACGTCGTTCGGGTCGGGCGCCGACGCGCACCTGGTCGCGACCGACGCGTACAACGCGGGCGTCAAGGCCGTGGACACCACGGGCCGCCAGCTGTTCCCGTACCAGGGCGTCACCAACAGCGCCGGCAACACCGGCAACGCGGGTACGTCGCTCTCGGTCAACGGCGTGCCGGTGATCCCGTCCGCGCTCATGACCCTGAAGAAGATCCACACCGTGAAGCGCACCGCGTTCCTGGTCGCGGAGTCCCCCCTCCTCAACTTCACGTTCGACCAGGTGAACGGCCCCGGCATGGTCCGGCTGGCCGCGTTCGGGTACTTCGCGTTCGCGTCCACCCGCAAGCTGGGCAACATCCAGTCCACGTCCGGCATCTGGGTCTAACCCCCCGCTGGTGCTGGCCGCGTACATGGGGTACGCGGCCAGCACCGCCGGACCTGGCCCGTCTACTGATCTGGAGTCGTCACCGTGCCTGCCGCCACGTACAGCGACCTCCGTGCCTACCTGGGTGCGGGGGCTGGTGTCACGGACGGGGTGCTCACCGATGTGCTGGCCGCGGCGAACAGCGCGGTCACGCCGCTGCTGGTCACCGGCACGGACATGGCGACACCCGCGGTCAAGGAGTTCGTCCTGGCGGTCGCTGCCCAGGTGTGGCGGAACCGTTCGGCGGGCGGCACGGTAACGGACTACGGGGACATGACCGTCGCCGCGGGTGCTGCCGTGAACAGCTCGCTGCTTCGCCGGTACTACGTCCTCGCGATGCCGTACATGAACGTGGCGGGGTGGGTCGGGTGACCGCCGCTGCTGCCCGCACCCAGCTCCAGGGTGCGCTGACCGCTGCGGTGCCGCTCGCCGCGGTGTACCCCATGCCGCCCATGTCGATCAGCGGCGCATCGGTGATCATCGCGCCGGACGGGTGGGCGGTGAACAACGGCACGCAGGTTGAGTATCGGGTGAACGTGTCCGTCGTCCTGAACCAGCCCGACACCACGCAGGCACTGACCGACCTGGAGGCGATGGCCGCGGCGGCGTGGCTGGCGTCGTTCGCCGCCGGCTGGATCCCTGGAGACATGTCCGCGCCCGTGGAGGTCACGTACGCGGATCAGCCCTACCTGGCAATGACCTACTCAGCCCGACGTCTCGCGACGCTCTAGGAAGGAACCACGACCATGGCCGGTGTCGGTTACGTCGTCAACAGCATGACCCTGAAGATCGGTGCCACCCAGTACGAGACTGCGGTGCTGTCCATCGAGGAAGTCCCGAACGTCCCCGTTCAGTCCGCGACGATGATCAACGGTGACACCCTCACCGACGTCGGCCCTGTCCAGTGGTCGCTGAACATCGAGGCGAACGTAGACGTGGCGCCCGCGTCGCTGTGGCGCATCCTCACCGCTGCCGTGGCCGGCACCACCGCGACGTACGAGTTCGTCCCCGACGTCACGGGGAACCCGACCGTGAAGCGGACCGGGACCGTGGTGCTGATCCCGCCGGGCGGGAAGTTCAAGCCGGGCGAGTTCGCCACGTTCACGGTCACCCTGCCCATCCAGGGCCAGCCGGCCACCAGCTGATCCCGTGGCGGACCTGGCCGACCTCTCCACCGACGTGGCGACCCGCCTGCGGGGCGCCGCGGCCCTGGTGACCGTGGAGGACAAGGAGCTCAAGCGTGCCCTGAACCTGGAGGCGCGCCGATCCCTGCTGCCCTACGTGAAGTCGTCCATCGTGTCCAGCGCCCCCACCCCGCTGGCGCGGCGGGTGGCCAGGTCCGCCACGATCCAGACCAGCCGCGGGTTCCCGTACCTGAAGGTCACCGGGAAGTTCCCCGCCCTCCACACCCGCCGCGTGAACCTGGCCGCCGCCGCCGAGTTCGGCGCTGTCGGCAGGATCAGGGTCCGGTACGACCAGCGCCGCGGCGGGAAGGCCGTGAAGGTGACCCGCCGCACCACGGCGCAGTTCACGCCCCGCACCCGCGCGGGCAAGTTCATCTATCCCACCGCGGAACGCGTCGCGCCCGCGCTCGCCGCGGCGTGGCTCACCGTGGTGGAGGACTATTACCGGAACCTGGCGGTGAAGCATGGCGCGTGACGGTTCCGTCCTGGTGAAGTTCCTCGCGGACACCCTGGGGTTCCGCCGCGGAACCGACGACATGACCCGGGCCCTCGACGACGCCGCCCGCGCGACGGAGCAGGACACCGAGCACATGGCGCGGGCGTTCCGCGACGCCGGACGCAAGATCGACCGGACCACCCGCGACGTGGGCGACGGCGCCAAGCTGACGATGAAGGACGCCGGCAAGGAAGCGGGCGGGGAGTTCATCCAGAACCTGGGCGAAGGCATCGGGTCCGGTCAGGCCAACCTGACGGACACGGTGCTGGGCACCATCGGAGGTATAGCGCCCGCGCTGGGCGCTGCGGGTGTCGGCGTCGCGGTGGGCGCGACCGCCGCCCTGGGCATCATCAACGGCATCACCGCGCAGAACGCGAAGGTGAAGCAGGCGGCCTCGGACCTGTTCGACGCGATGCGGCAGGGCATCATCGACGCGGCCGCGCGGGAAGATCTGCTCCAGAAGGCGCTGGGCGTCGACAACATGTACGACGCCATGGCCAAGGTTCGGGACCAGGCGCAGACGCTGGGCGCACCCGTTCAGGACGTGCTCACCTACCTGGACACCGCGGGCCGCGTCACCACCCCCGCCCTGGAGGCGGCGCTGAAGCGGGCCGCGGTCCCGCTGGCCACCGCCCGCGACCGGTCCGGACAGGCACAGTCCCACCTGTCCGCCGCCGCAATCGCCGCCAAGCAGCTGAGCGATGAAGGATCATTCGCCGCGGACGCGTGGAAGGACGCCGCCACCGCCGCCGCACCGTTCACCGACCAGATGAGAGACGCCGCGTACTACGCCAAGCTGGCGTCGCAGCGCGGCAAGGAGTTCGCGGACTACGCGGCCCGCCAGTACGCCGCCGGGAACCCGGCCTACGGCGGCGCCCCCGGCGGCGCGAGGAAGTAGGGGGACATGCCGTTCAGCATCACCAGCGTCGCCACCGGGGTGAACGGGACGTCCGCGGACGTCACGATCAGCACCCTGCCCGCGAACACGTCCGCGCAGCTGCTCCAGGTGTCGGCGCGGGGCACGTTCGTGGTGCGGGCGACGCTGCCCACCGCCGCGACCGGCACCCTGGTCGTGAACGACCCGTACGTCCCGTTCGGTACCCCGGTCACCTACCGGGTGGTGGCGTACGGCACCCCGACCACGCAGACCGTGGACGCCGCCGCCCCCTACACCCTCACCTATGCCACGGCGCTGCTCACCGACACCGGCACGGGCGGGTCCATCCCGGTCCTGGTGGCGGCGCAGAACACCCGCCGGTACCGGGCGCGTTCCGTGTTCTACGACGTGATCGGCAGGTCCGGTCCCGTGGTGGCGACGCAGCCGGCCCGGCTGATGGAGGGGACGTACGCGTTCCGCTGCCCCGACCTGACGACCCGTAACCAGCTCGCCGCGTACCTGTCCGCCGGGTACCCGCTGGTCCTCCGCACCCCGTGGCCCGCCGGCGCCGACGACGTGGCGATCCTCGCCGCCGATTGGGACGACGCCCCCGAGTTCGCGTGGGGCCCGTACGTCCTGTCGGTGAACTTCCAGGCCGTGGACATGTCCGGCATCCCGTACCCGGCCACCACGATGACGTACCTCAAGCTGGCGCAGTCCGTGACCACGTACGCGAACCTGACCAGCCTGTACGCCACGTACCTGAAGCTGGCCGGCGCATGATCACCCACCCCGCCACCTGGGATACCGACGTCGCCCTCATGGCGCGGCCCGCGTACCGGGTGACGGCGTACTCCCCTGCGAACCGGTTCGGTGCGCCGCTGGACGTGCCGGTGGTGGACGGGTGGGTGCTGAAGGATGCGACGCAGTACCCGCGCACACACGTGTCCGTCACGATGGGGTCCACGTCCCTGCTGCCCACCGCGATCGACCGGAACCTGACGCCGTTCGGTGGCTGGCTCAAGGTGGAGGCCGGGTACACCGACACCGCCGGCACCAGCACGTATGTGACGATCGCGGACGGCCCCATCACCCGCGTGGCCGCGAACCGGCCCGGCGGTCAGCTGGTGATCGAGTCCGCGGACGTGTCGGTCCTCCAGGCCCAGCGGGTCACGCCCACGGATCAGACGTGGGATTCCGTCACCTACCCGGGCGCGTACAACATGGCGCAGGGACTGGCGACCAACTTCCTGGACCCGTCAGGGGCGAACATCACCGGCACCAACGGGGTGGACTACACCACGTGGACCGCGGCGATGACGTCGGTTCCGGTGCCGACCGGGTACGTGTGGAAGGCCGGCACGACGGCATGGTCAGCGGTGGAGTACCTGTCCGACCTGTGCGGGGCGGAGACGTACGGCGACGCGCAACGCAAGATCATCATGCGACCCGTGCCGACGATCGGCGTCCCCGTGGCCACGTTGGCGACGGGTGAGGGTGGCACGATCACCGCGATTGAGTCGGTGCTTCAGCGCACGTACAACGTGGTGTACCTCGCGTACGCGTCGGGGATCGTGGGGACGTGGCAGGCCGCGGTCCCCTACTCCGGAGACACGTTCGATCCCATCTACTACGGGAAGTTCTGCCTGTACGAGTCCCGCGACGGAACCCCGACGCAGCAACAGGCGAACGACGCGGCCCGCGCCTACGCGTACCGGGTGAAGGGCACCGGGCGGACCACCACCATCCGCGCGGTGCCCATGCCGTGGCTGGAGCCGGGGGACACCATCCAGGTGGACCCGGACGGCGCCCCCACCGAGCAGCACCTTCTCCAGTCCATCACGATTCCCCTGACGTTGGACGTCATGACCGTGACCACCCGCAACCCGCCCTACACCGGCACCCTCTAGGAGACACGACATGGCCACCCTGGCGACCGCTTCCGGGTACCCGTACCCGGCCACCAGCGAGACACCCGACGTCCAGCGGGACCTGAAAGCGCTGGCGGACTACCTCGAGGCGAAGACCGCGACCGCGACCGCGTTCACGCCCACCTGGACGGCATCCACCACCAACCCGGCGATCGGCAATGGCACGATCACCGCGGCCTGGTGGAAGGTCGGCAACCTGGTCTTCTTCCGGATCAAGGTGACCGCGGGCAGCACCACCACGTTCGGCACCGGGTCCTACACGTTCACCCTGACCGGCCTGCCCACCCCGGTGGCCGGCATCCGTCAGGTGATCCCCGCCGGCATCTATGCCCGCGGCGCCGCGTCCACCGCGTTCCAGGGTCTGCTGAACGGGTCCCTGGCGATGCCGCTGTACGTCACGACGGCGTTCACGCCGCTGGCGTCCACCACCGCCGCGTGGGCGTCGGGCGACACGTTCGAAATCACCGGCCACTACATGGCGGCCTGACATGCGACGACTCACCGGAATCCTGGACCGCATCCCCGCCGCGTACGAGCACGCCCTGATCCTGTTCCTCGCCGTGTTCGGGTACACCATCTGCGCTGCGGTGATCAGCGCAGGCAGGGCGTCGGTGCTCTGGGAGTCGTGGGCCGTGTGGTCCTCCGCGCTCGACGCAGCCGCCGTCACCGCCGCCGGTCTGCTGATCCTCACCTTCACCACCCTGACCCGCCGCTACGGGGTCGGGTCCGACCCGGACCCGGGGAACGTCGGCGCGGACCCGGGCGACCAGCCGTGACCGCCCCGACCCCCGCGCAGGTCCGCCACGCCCTGGTAGACGCGGGCCTCACCGTCCAGCTGGTCCCCGGCTGGGATGACCCGGGCATCGGGAAGTACGGGACCCGCTGGCAGCCGTCCGGGGTGGTGCTCCACCACACCGCGAACAGCGGCGCCCCGGGCGATGCCCCGTCCCTGGCGTGGGTGGTGAAGAACCAGTACGCCCCCGTGCGCGCCTGCCATCTGCTGATCGGCAGGTCCGGCCTGGTGTACCTGGTGTACGCGCTCGGCTGCTACCACGCCGGCGCCGGCGGGCCGCTGAAGGTGGCCGGCACCGCGATCCCGCGGGACGTGGGGAACCGGTTCCTGTACGGCATCGAGGTCGAGTCAAAGGGCACGGACCCGTCCATGACCGCGGGCGCCCATGAGGCGGACGGGTTCACCCCGGCGCAGGTGGACGCCGCCGCCCGCGCCGCGGCGGCCCTGGTGCGGCTGCTGGGCCGTGACGAGTCCGCGGTGATCCGGCACCGGGATTGGGCGCCGCACCGCAAGTCCGACGTGCTCCAGCCGCTCGACACGTGGCGGCGCCTGGTCGCCGCGCACCTGAAGCCCGCACCGCCCACCCCCGACCCTGACCCTGCCCCTGACCTGCCGGACCCGCACCCCGGCACCACCACCCCGGAGGACCGACCCGTGCTGCTGACCTACATCGACCCGTCCAGCGGGCACTCGACCCTGTGGCTGCTCGCCGGTGGCCGCCTCACCAGCATCCCGCGCGCGGACGCCGCCACCTGGACGGGGGACGGCATGACCGTGACCGACCCGGCCACCTGGGGACGTCTCCGCGCCGCGTTCCCGGTGACGTGAGGCGCTGGCACCGCTGCCAGCTGTTCGGGCGCCCGGTCAAGCCGCTGGCGGTCGCGCTGGCAGTAGCGAACGCCACGGTCGCGGTCACGTACCTGCTGGACGGGGACGCCCTGGGGTCCTCCCATTGGGCCGACGCCGCCGCCGTCGCCGCTGCTGTGTCCGTGGCGCTGCTGGTGGCCGGGTTCCTGGACCCGCGGGACCGGTGGACCGCGGACGGCATGGCCGCCGCCGCCGGGGTGTGGGCGTACCTGGCCACCCTCTACGCGCTCACGTTCGGGCCGTGGACCCCGAGCGTGTGGCTTGCGGTGGGGTGGACGATTGCTGCGGGTGGCGCGTGCCGGCTGGAGCTGAACGACAGGGGGGAACGGGGGAAGTGAACGACCAGACCGCCGCGGCGATCGTCGGCGTTGCTGTGTACGTGGCCGTCAGGCTGGTGGACTATCTGCTCCCGTCCGGGCGCCGCTTTCGATGGACGGACCGATACAGCCGTGAGGACCGACACACCCGAGAGGATGAGGAAACCTAGAGTCCGCCTTGACTCGGGTGTACCGTCCTGTCTCGACACAGCAAACCGGATCCCGCCCGGGCACCTGATCGGCACCGCCGATAAGGGACAGCACCGCAAGTGGTGAACACCACCGCAACGGTTCGCCCGAACGTGATCCCCGACCCGCCCCACCACGGTGGGGCTGGGGGGATGAACGATGGAGTACGAGACAGTGGCCGCGCGTGCGGCCCGCACCGGTGAACCCCCGCACCTGATCCGCCGCGACGCAGCGGAAGGCCGCATCCCGGGCGCTGTCCGGGTCGGCGCGGCGCGGTCGCCGTGGGCGCTGCCGAAGCCGGGGAACGAGAACACCCCCGCACCTGTGGGCACGGGGGTGACTCGGACACAGACAGCCGGGGCAGCCCGTATCCCCGATCTTATGTCAACCGGTGACACCACGGACCCGATCACCACCGCGCGGCGTGTCGCCCAGCGTGTGGGCCTGGTCCACACCCGCCCCGCGCAGGCGCTCGCAGACCTGGCGCTGGACGGGGTGAAGGCATGACCCGCGACTACGCCCCGACCCGACCCGTACGCCGCCGCACCCGCGTCCGCGCGTGGATGCTGGTCGCCGCGTTCGTCCTGGCGTTCCTGATCGGCATGTGCTCCCCGCTGTGGGATGCGATGCCGTGGGCGTCCGGCGCGACCGTGGTCCACTACCCGTCCGCCGGTTCCCAGCTCGCACCGCCGGCGCCCCGCCACCGTGTGGCCCCGGTCCCGCCGGCGCCGCTGTGTGTCTCGACCCGCTGGCGTGCCCGCCACACCCACCGGCCCATGACCCGCCCGGGTCAGGTGTGCCGCATGGATGACGGCATGTGGCTGCCCGACTCGTGGCGCATCCTCGACGTCGTGGTGGTCGGTGGCCGCCCGTACCTGCTGGTCCAGCGTCCGGCGGTGAAGCGATGACCGCGGCCCTGGTCCTGATCGCTGGATGCTGGCTGGCCGCGTTCGTCGCGGTCCTGTACGGCATGGCGACCGCGCCCCTCATGGACCACCTGGCCGGGGATCGGTGGTCCGCATGATCGCCGTGTGCGACTCGCCCGGGTGCGAGTGGTCCGCCATGTACCAGGTCCGCCCGACCGACGACCTCGATCCTGACGCGCGGGTCCTGCTGCTGTGCGAGGACCACGCCGCCCCGTTCCTTGACCTGCCCACCCTGCGGGGTGTCGCATGATCACCCGCTGCCCGAGCTGCGGCGCGTGGCTGTACGTGCGCCGCGGCCACACCCCTGACCCCTGTACCTGCTGCCAGGTGTGGGCCGTACTCCACGGGGTGGACCGTGGCTGACATCGACCTCGACGCCATCGAAGCCCGCCATGTTGCCGCAGTGATGGGCACCGGCAAGGTCGGCAGTTCCGCCGCCGACGTCCCCGCCCTCGTCGCCGAGGTCCGGTCGCTGCGGGAGGACGCCGAGGAGGGTGACGCGCTGCGCACCAAGTTGGCCGATCTGCTGTCCCGCACCGCCGTCGCCCTCAACGGCCCGGAACCCGACCTCGTCCAGTGGTCGTGGCACGACCTGCCCGAGAAGGCGCAGTACGCCATGACACTGCTGCTCGCCGTCAAGTCCTACGACGACGCGAACCAGAGCGACCTCCCATTGGGGCTACTGGACTCCATCCGCGCCATCTGCGCCGCCCTGGACGTCCGCCACGACCCGTCCGCGACCACTGACGGGGGCGAGGGATGAGCCCGGCAACCGACTACACCGCGGCGCAGTACATGGCCGCCATCAGCCTCGCGCTCCGCGACGAGGACATGCCCGCCGTCGTCAGCCTGCTGCACGGGCTCGCGCTCGTCTCACCCGCCGATGCCGCCGCCATCCTGCACGCCGTCGAACTCCTCGCCGCCCGCATCGCCAGGGGGCAGTCGTGACCACCGACCCCGCCGTCACGGCAGCCGCCGAGGCGATCGACGGCCCCGGCTCGACGTACCTGATCCAGCGCGGGCACGTCGACATCGACGACGTTGCGCGGGTCGTCGCCGCTGCCCGCCCGATCATCGAGGCGGAGGTCCGCGAGCGCATCGCCGCCGACATCGAGGCGACGGCGACAGGCCCCATCGGCCACGAGTCCGGCCTGCGCTACATCCGCAGCGACATCGCCGCCCGCATCGCCAGGGGGCAGTCGTGACCACCGACCCCGCCGAGAACGACCTGTGTACGTGTCCGGGTGCGCAGCGGATGGGCCGATCCCAGGGCGTGAACCATGCCGACCACCGGGTCCCGTGCGACGAGTGCGGGCGGATGGTCCGGTACTGCTGGGTGATCAGCGGTCGGCACTTGTGCGGGCGCTGCCTGTACGGCCCGGGCGACCAGGGATGACCCCGGGGCTGTTCCGGTGCTGCCGGCACTGACGACGGCACGCCTGTGGTGACTCCACGCCGCCGCGCCCGCGGCCCACCCTGGCGTTCCCTGTCCTCACCGTGACGACAGGAAGGAACGACGCGCGATGACGTGCGCTCGCGGCCCACCGTGGCCGCCATGATCTACGGCCCCGTGACACGTTGCCCTTGCCCACACCGGGGGTGGGTGCTGCTGTTGTGCGCGTATGCGAGCGGGCCTCTACGCGTATGACGGCATCCCGTTGACCAGCCGCACCAGGGCTGGCCGGGGCCACGTACCGGGTGGGCAGGGAGACAACCGGAGGGTTGGGCGTCACCCCCCGACATGGGGGGAGGGGGGGTGCCCGTGGGAGAGGGCCCGCGTAGCGGAGGAACGGGGGAGGACATGGCACGGATCAGCGCTCTGGTGGACCCGACCACGCTGGCCACGCTCCGGGACATGACGACTAGGGAAGGGCAGACTGTGGACATGGCGAACCTGGCCACCCTGCCCGCTGAGCTGCGCTCACCCATGCCGAACGGGCGCGCGTACTACCGGCTGATCCAGGCTGTGTACGACAGGGACCAGGGTGTGTGCTGGCTGTGCGGTGGCCATGTGCCCCGTGATCAGCGGTCGCTGGATCACCGCCTGCCGCGCGCGCTGGGTGGGGGG